TTACCTTCCAGATGGACGCCCAACGTTCGAGGTATTCCTTCTCGGCGGTGTCGATGATCGATTGCTTGACAATCCAATCAAGGTAGCCATAGAGCATGTGAACGGCGCCGGCTTCGGATTGCCCGACGATGCCGAGCAACGAACGGCGCAGCACAGCGCTGTCGACACCCGTAACGCGGCTGCTGATATCGGTGATCACTCGGTCGATCAGCTCGGTCAGTGTTGGTCGAGCAAATGGCATCAGGCAGACCTCTTCGCGGCTTGTGCCGCCCATTCGTAATTAAATCGGTAGCGAACCGGAGAACCGGTTGGCCGGAATATATCGACGAGAATCAGCATCCAGCCCCGGGCCACAAACTCGGCGGTGACCTCGACGCGGGTTGCAACCAGGTCTTCAACCATCCAGGCCAGCGCCTCCCGGCAATACTGCTGAGCGCGGCTAAGGATCTGCGGCAACTGCTTTTCGCGAGCCAGCAGCCACAGCAGCGAGCCAGTTTGGTCAGAAGGTGTAGCGTTGGCGATGTCTCCCCAGTAGCCGCGCAGATCATCCTGTGGAAGCTCGACTGGGACCTGCTCGGGGCTGGCTCTGCGATCGGTGAAAAGGCTGATGATCACGGCAGTCTGCAGGCCGTCGTCCCGCTCCAGATCGAAACCTGATAACAGCAGGTCACCACCATTTTCGGTCATTCGCATCGCTGCATCGGCCATCAGATAGGCGCTCCTGAGTTTCCACTGCCGGCGGTTACGCCGTTGTGTTGATGAGTGCTGCCGATGTTCTTACTGTTGTTCGTGATGGTGCCGGTGGTCGTGATGTTGCCGATCACCTCAAGATCGCCAATGAGTTTGATCGTCGGGGCCTGGGCTTCTAGATGCTGAACGGCGGTGACCTTCACCATCTCTCGCAGCAACTCGATCTTGTTGCCCAGGTCGTCATAGATGGCGACCTCACCAGCCAGCAGGGGGATTCTGTACCGGCGGTCATCGACCACCAGAACAATCCCTTGCTCACGGTTGCCTCCGAGGAAAGCCACCGCCACATCACCACCCAGCGGGTGACTGGTGAAGCCATAATTCTGCATGTGTTCAAGGCCGTCGCGAAGCTCGTCCTTGAGCAACTCAACCTGCACCTGCTGTCGTGGGCCGGTGTCAGTGACGGCGCGCAAAACACCGCGACCAAACATCATCATTACCCGGTTGCCCATGTCTCTGAGTGCCTCATTCATTTCGGCGGATCCTCATCACCAATCGCTTCAGCCCAAATGTTTCGGCCGCCATTTTTCCCCTTTTTGCCTTTCTTCCCTTTCTCGCTGTCGGGCGGCTCAGGGTCAAAAGCCTGGGGACTGACAATTTCAAGCTTGGCGGTCGTACCACCTTCGCCCCGCTCATAGGTCACTTGCCGGATCAGCATCCAGCCATCCATTCGCAGCCAGGAAGATCGGACATAGACCAGCAGCCCCGGCTCCCACAGCTCACCGCCCGGGCTTTGTCGCCATCCCTGAACAGCAATGCTCGCTGCGGCCGACTTACCAATCCGACTGTTGGCCTCCCACGTCGCCCGATCTTGAAGACTTGAAGAAGTGCCGCCGGTTTCGGCAACCAGAAGCATCGGTCGATAGCGCTTGATGCCGCTGTCGGTTACACCGCCCTCGATGTGCGCCTCGGTTTCCCCTGTGCTGTCGGGGCTGTAACTGGCCTGGCCTTTCACCAGGTAGCTGCTGAATCGTTGGCTGTGGTCGATCGTGCCGCTGGCGTTAAGGATGTTTTCGCCTTGCACCAGGGAAGTCGCTGCCCGCCGAACACCGGCCCGAGTTATCAGAAGTCCGCCAGCACCGTCAGGCATGAGCAGCGCCTTCCTCTGTCTGGCGTATCGCTCGATCGCCTTGAAGCCCGTCTCGCCCTGTTGAAGCTTGCACACCGGGAAAGGCTGCCCCACATCGATGTCCGATTTAACGGTCACTCCAAAAGGCGCAGCAAGAATCTGCGCGAACCTGAGAAGGTCTATGTTTTTCCATTCATCCGGAGCATGCACGGCGCTGCAATCGACCAAGTCGGCGACCTTGTCACGGCCTTGGATATTGATGGTGTGGTCAGTGGAGCTGTAGGACGGTTTGAAGATATCGACATAGCCGATCACCATCGGAAACCCGGCAAGTCGAACCTCGCAAGCGTCACCCGGGAGGATCGGCCACGGCTCAACCTGGGCTGTCGCGCTCTCGCCGGCTTCCCATTTTTCAGTGAGCGATGCGGTGAAAGCGGTCGTCGCAGCATCAATCGCGCGAGTAACGCCAAGAGACGTCCAGCCCGAGTAGTTCATGCCATTAACCAGGAGCTCGAGATCATCCATCTGCAAGGACCTCAAGCTTGTTGCCGCCCATCAGAAACCCAGGATGACGCGGACCGTTGCGGGTTGCGATTTCATCCGCGCGGCCGGCATTCCCATAAATCTGATAGGCAACGAGCAACGATGGAAGCGTTTCTTTCGGAACGTACTGGACGATCCGAGCAAGGTTTTGATCCGGATTCGGAACGGCCTGGACAACGCTGGTCCGCAAATCAGACAGGGTTACGTAAACCTCATCGTTCGGAGTGGCCTCGCTTTCGGTATCGATGCGATCAACCAACTCTTCCCGCACTTTGATCGCTGCCTGATAACTGTCGTAGACCGTTGGCGCGGCAGACGTTGTGGTCTGCACGATTGCAGGCCTAGCGGACGCCTGCCCGGCATTTGCTACTCTTCCGGCCGCCGTTGATATTGGTGTAGACACCGACGTTTGAGTCACCACTGCGGCCTTCGCAGCTTCAGCAACTGCCACCTGGCGCACCAAGGAATTTAAAGCAATGGTGTTGCTGGCCTGTTGACGTCGGCTCGGCGTTGCGGTGCTGCCCGAGTAGCTGGACGGCGCCCGGTCAAATAGGCTGGTCAGCATGCTAAAGGCATTGCTGCCGAAGGCCGACCGGATCGAGCCAAACAAACCAGTGATACGACTTACCATATTCAGTGGCTGCTGGACGAGGCTGTAGGCGTCTGCCGCAAGCCCCTTCGCCTGCTGGTAAAAGTCCGACGCCGCCTGGAGATCTCCGCCAAAGCTTAAGCCAGGCGCCGACATGAATTCGCCCAGATCGGCAAGCCCTGTGGCTGCCGATTCTGCGACATACGCCGGAAAACCGGTCGTCAAAAAATCCGAGACAAAACTTTTCTCGGCTGCAGCGGTGACGGCATTGCCCTTGGCGCTTATGGCGTTGACCGTGTCGACCTTGGCCGACGGGTAGGAGGCCTCCCCTGCTTCCAGAAAGGTCAGTTTCACCAAGCACATGCCGCCGTCGGCAGTGCTTTCGCTTATCCCAAGCCCACGGCACTCGACCGTCATCTCGCCTCGGTACGGGTGAACCAGAACCCCTGGCCCTGCGGTTTCGCAAGCTTTGATCAACTCGTCGCGCTGAGTCTGGTAATCCGTCCCGATCAGATAACCGGAAACGGAGAATTCTCGTGCCTTGCGGCCGAGATCTTCTGTGTACGGAACGTCGCGTTGAGCATGCTCATGCACCGCCTGGCGGCGGCCATGCGTGCTGTCTGCGGCCTCCACAAAAAAAGAAACCCCGCGAAAGCTCGCGGGGCGGTAGTTATCTTTCCAGCCCATGGAATGGCTCCGGTTATGTCGGGCTGGCCATTGAGTAGCCCAAGTTCGTATCGAACTGCGCGCCCTGGCTTGCCTCGGTTTTGACCTTTGTGCCCGGAGGCATGTTGGCGAAATCCACCTTCACCCGAACGTCTGTGGGTGGCGCAGATACGATCTTCGCCGTGTCGTTGCCAACCTGCGCAGCTCGGCGTCCAATATCAGAGAGTTCCTTTTCAGATCCGGGTGCAGCAGCGCTGCCTTCAGGCGCCTGATTGCGGATAACTGGGTTATCGACGGCCTTTCCAGTAGAACTTTCGGGGGATTGCTCCGAATCTTGGGTATTACCTCTGCCCCCATCACCACCTGCGGGCTGCTCTTCAGTCGAAACTTCGATCCCGAGCATTTTTGCGGCCCAGTCTGGAATTGCGCTTTTCATTGCGCTCACTGCGTCT